GGGGCGGCACGGCTCTGCGCAGAAGGCGTGGGACAAGGACCTGCACCTGTACCGCGAGGCCCGCCGTCAGGGCATCCAGCCCGACGGCACCACCAGGCCCAAGATCGAGGCCGCCATGCGGCTCTCGAACGAGGCCGGCGCGGCCTACGGCCGCGACTTCTCCCGTGCGGACCCGATGCCATGACCACATTCGACGGGCTGCTGTCCCGGATTCGCCAGCAGGCGATGGGCTACGCCAAGGACCAGTCGGCCGTGGCCGAACTGGCCGCCGGCATGTCCGCGGCGGACACGTCCTTCACCGCCTCCCCCGACACGATCAAGGCCCTCTCGCGGGGCCTGATCGAGATCGATGACGAGCTGATCCTGCTCAAGTCCTACGACCAGGGCAGTGGCGTCGTGCAGGTCATGGGCGGCCCGAACGGCCGCGGCGCGGAGGGCACCGTCCCGGCAGCGCATGCCATGCAGGCGCTGATCACGGCGGACCCGCGGTTCCCGCGGGCCAGGATCAAGGAGGCCGTCAACGACGTCCTCCAGTCCCTGTACCCGTCACTGGTGGTCTTCGCCACCACGGAGATCACCAACGTCTCCGTGGTCTACGAGTACGCCATGCCGGCTGACGCCCTGGACGTGTGGGCGGTGTCGAACCAGACGGTCGGCCCGACGAAGGTCTGGATGCAGGGGCTGAACTACCTGTTCAACCCCACCGCCGACCCCACGGCGTTCCCGACGGGCAAGAGCATCCAGCTCTTCGACTCCGTCACGCCGGGCCAGTCGATGCTCATCAAGTACGTGAAGAGCCCGAGCCCGCTGGTGGCCGGCTCGGACGACTTCGCCGCCGTGACCGGCCTGCCCGAGCGGTGCGTGGACATGGTGGTCTGGGGCGCCTGCGCGCGCCTGCTGCCCTCCTACGAGGCGGCACGCCTCCAGCAGACCTCGGTGGAGTCCACCGAGCGGGCGGCCCTGGTGCCGCCGCAGTCCGCCGTGAAGACGGCGCAGTACTACCTGGCGATGTTCCAGCAGCGCCTGGAAGAAGAGCGCGCCCGGATGTTCGCCGAGAACCCGCAAACGATCTCCTACGGGGCCTGACATGCCAGTGCAGCGGTACTACAGCTCGGTGGCGGTCCCCACCACCTTGACGGGCAACATCACCTCGGGGAACACCACGATCAACGTGCTGTCCCCGACCGGGTTCCCCACGTCCTTCCCGTTCACCGCGGCCATCGACTACGGCACGGCCACCGAGGAACTGGTGGACGTCACCGCCGCATCCCTGGGCGTATGGACCGTGATCCGGGGCGTGGACGGCACGTCCGCGCAGTCCCACTCCAACGGCGCCGTGGTACGGCACGTCAGCAGCGGCAGGGACTTCGCCGATGCCCAGACCCACATGGCCGCCACCGCGGCCGTACACGGCGTTGCAGGCACGCTCGTGGGCACGAGCGATGTCCAGACCCTGGCCAACAAGACCCTGACGGCGCCGACGGTCAACGCCGGCGCCCTGTCGGGCACGTTCTCCGGTTCCCCGACCCTGTCGGGGAACCCCACGTTCTCCGGTTCCCCGAACCTGAACAACGGCGGCGCCCTGGCGGGCACCTTCTCCGGCAGCCCGACCCTGTCGGGCAGTCCGGTGCTCTCGGGCAATCCGTCGTTCACGGGCGCGCCCGCCTTCTCCGGCGGCCTGATCTCCACCGTGACGCAGAAGGTCAAGGTCACCGGGGACGCCCAGGACAGGCACCAGGTGCGGGCTGATGGCCAGCACCTGTGGGGCTCGGGCACCGCCGTGCCCGACACGAACTTGTACCGCGGAGCGGCAGGACAGCTGAAGACGGACAGCTCCCTGTCCGTGGCCCCGTCGGGGACCACGGGCACGGCCAGCATCGTCAACGTCACCGGCGGCAGCTACACGGGCCTGCTGGCCGACTGGCAGCTGGCCGGCGCCTCCAAGGCGTCGATCGACTACCAGGGCAATCTGAACGTCGCCAACTTCCCCTCGGGCGCCAGCACCTTCTGGGCGCCCCTGTGGTCCACCAGCTCGGGCCTGCACCTGCCCGCGTACGGCAACGCCTCCCTGGTGGGCATGTACTTCAAGATGGGCCGGATGCTGGTCTTCTCCGTGACCGTCACCTTCGGATCGTCCACGACCTTCGGATCCGGCGCCGGAGTGAACGACAACTGGATCTTCTCCATGCCGGGCGGCTTCACCGCCGCCACCAACTTCAGCGGGAACCCGCTGCCCTGCGGGTTCGGCTACGCCTCCCAGAACGCGGGCGCGACAGTGCCCCTCCAGGTGGCGGTCGACTCGACCGGCAACAACCTGGTGCTGAACACCGCCGGAGGCCGCGCCGACGGCACGGCGCTGGCCAACTTCGGCTCCATCGACTCACTGACCCCGTTCACCTGGGCCAACGGCAACGCCCTACGGTTCAGCGGCACCGTGGAGACGACCGTCTGATGGCCGGCCTGGTCTCCCGCATCCCGTACCAGCTCACGGCGCGCCCCGCCGGGAGCGGGGCGGCCTCCTACGCCCTGACGGACATCGACTACGAGGTGGCCCTGGGCGGGATCCCGTTCCTGCTCGGGATCTCCGACGAGCGGTCCATGTCGGTGGGCCTGGCGCCCATCCGCAAGGACCAGTTCGACAACAACCGCGAGCCCGGCGAGCAGTCCCTGCTCGGCTGGTGGCTGCGCAGCCAGTCCACCTGGATCGGCGGCGAGGGCATGCTGTACCAGGACCCGGACCAGGTCAACGCCGCCAACCTCCAGAACAGGCATGCGATCCAGTTCGGCCACTCCGTGGGCCTGAACCCGTGGACTAACGGACAGTTGTCCATGCTGCGCTCCACCTCCCAGCGCATCGCCGATGCGTCGGGCAACCCGCATCTGCTGCTGGGCTGGAACGACGGCACGGACCGCTACTGGTCCGCCGTCGGCAACGTCATGAAGTCCGACACCGGCGCGGCCACGACCGCGATCACCTGGGGCGGATCAGGGACCATCAAGTCCCTGACCTCCGACGGCACGAACTACTACGCCGCGGATGCCACCGGCATCTACAAGGGCGCCGGCAGCGGCGCGGGCACCCTGGCCTGGAACACCGGCAACGCAAGCGTTGCCGTGAAGTGGGTCAAGGGCCGCCTGATGGCGGGCATCGGGGCCTCGGTCTACGAGCTGGTGGGCGGCGCCCCGCCCACCTTGCCCACACCGAAGATGACGCACCTGAACAGCGCCTGGGCTTGGTCGGACTTCGCCGAAGGCCCTTCGGCCATCTACGCCGCCGGCTACGCCGGCTCGCAGAGCAGTATCTACAAGTTCGTCCTGGACACCAGCACGGGCGCGGTGCCCACGCTCGCCTCCGGCGGCGTCATCACCGCCCAGCTTCCGCAGGGCGAGATCCTGAACACGATCAACGTGTACCTGGGCACGTTCGTGGGGCTCGGAACGAGCCGCGGCTTTCGTGTCGGACAGATCGACTCCAACGGAGACATCTCCTACGGGCCCCTGCTGATCACCAACGCCAACGGCGTCAAGGCCATCGGCACCTACGACCGGTTCTTCTTCGTCGGCGGGACGAACTCCATCGACGGGTCCAGCGGTCTGCACCGCGTGGACCTGGGCCAGATCATCCAGGACGCCAGTTCCTCCGTGCCGCTGTTCGCCTACGCCACCGACCTCCAGGCCCACGTCACCGGCGCGGTGAGCGCCGTGACGAACCTCGGCAACTCTGACCGCATGGTCTTCGCCGTCGTAGGCCAGGGGGCCTACCTGGAAAGCGCCTCCACGCTGGAGGCGACCGCGTACTTCCAGACCGGCCGCGTGCGCTTCAGCACGCTGGAGCCGAAGATCTTCAAGTTCCTGACGGTTCGCACCCCGGCGAACCTCATGGGCTCCGTGACCGCCTCGGTCATCGACCCCGGCGGCGGCAGCACCTCCGTGCTGACCGTCTCCCAGGGCGCCGGCACGTCCATCGCGGACGTGATCCTGTCCGCCCCCGCCGGGGCGGTCGAATGGCTCCAGCTGCGCCTGGACTTCGCCCGCAGCGCGGGCGACACCACGCAGGGAGCCGTCGTCAACGGCTGGCAGCTCAAGGCCATGCCGGGCTCGGTGCGCCAGCGCATCTTCGAGATGCCGCTGTCCTGCTTCGACTTCGAAGCGGGCCGCTCGGGCCAGGAGTTCGGCTACGAGGGCAGGGCCGCCGATGTCCTGGCGGCCGTGGAACAGCTCGCCCAGAAGGGCGACGCCGTCACGTTCAAGGACCTGGCCTCGGACACCTCGGTCCTGGTCGTCGTGGACGACGTGAAGTACGAGCAGAAGGGCTCGCCCTCGCAGACCAGCGTCTTCTCCGGCGGCTACCTCTACGTACAGCTGCGCACCATCGCGGATGTGATCGCACCATGACCTGGCCCCCGCTGCGCGACATCATCGCGCCCGTCTCCGACGCAGAGCACGAGGCCGTGAAGACGGCCCAGAGGGCCCTGGGCCTCGTGGAGACAGGAGAGCTGGACGAGCCCACGAAAGCCTCCCTGAGAGGCGTACAGCGCCTCTTCAGGGCCCCGGTCACAGGAGTCCTGGACCGGACCACGGCGGAGCTGATCGGAAAGCTCCGCCACGTCTACAGGGAGCCCGTGGAATGACCAAGGCACACGTGATCGACATAGCCGAGCGCGCCGGCTGGACGCTGGCGCAGGCCGCCGTCGCCTTCGGCGTCACGGAGGCCGCCGGCCTCCAGACCTGGTGGGCCCTGCCCCTGGCCACCGCACTGAGCGCCGCCAAGACGTTCATCCAGGGGAAGCTGAGCGCCCCGAAGGGGGCGTGATGGACGAGAGTGGAGCCGTACTCCTGGAACTGGAACGCCTTAGGGGCGTCGTGAGCACTGGCTTCGCGGAGGTCAACGGCCGTCTGGACGGCATGACGCAGAGGACCACGGCCACGGAGATGGACGTGGAGAAGCTGGACCAGCGGCTGGCAGCCGTGGAGAAGAAGGTCTGGAAGGCGGCCGGGCTCGCAGGAGCCCTGGCCATCGGATGCAGCGGCGCCATCGTCGCCGCCGTGCAGACCATGGGCCACTGAGCCCACAACGCAAAAAAGAGCCGGGCCCCCGAAGGGGCCCGGCTTCTTCATGTGGTGCGCCCCTCGGGCGCGACAGCTCACGGCGCCAGAGGAGCGGGATCAGGGGGCGATCATCTGGTCCACCACTCGCGCAGCCCAGTCCATCCCTTGCTGGTAAGCCGCGCCGAAGGAGAAGGCTTCGGCTTCCGCCAGCTTGGCAAGGTCCGCTCGGATGGCGTCGTGCGCCTCGCGCAGCACCTCTGCGCAGTAGGCGTCCAGGAGGCCGTCCACGACGGCCGGGTACTCCTCGTCGGGGATATCCAGATCGGGCCGGGGTCCCGTGCCCCACTCCTCCCCTTCAGGGAGAAGGCGGTAGGGCATGTCGTGCGCGTAGCTGTTCTGGATGATGAACGCCCTTAGGCGTTCCCGGGCGCCCATCAGGGCCGCTCCTTCCTGCGCAGTGCCATGGGCACGAGAACGACGAAGGCCGCCCCGGGGGCGGCCAGTACGAACAGCGGGTTCTGGATCAGGGACCAGATCATGGCATCAGCTCAGATCCGGGACGACGAAGAACGCGGGCTCCGTCACGGGCGTGACGCCCAGCCGCTCGGCGGCGTCCCGCAGGGCCTCATCCCAGGCGGCGAACGCCTCGCCGGAGAAGGAGTTCGGCCGCACGACCTCGAAGGAGCCGAGGTCGGCCGACTTGCACTCGGTGGTGAGGAAGACCATGTCTCGGTCGTAGTGCCCCGCGTGGAGGTAGCCGACGCCGCTTCCGCGCAGCTTCTCCTCCAGGGCGTCGAGATCGGTGTCGTCCGGGATCCGGACGCCGTAGGCGAAGTACGCCTCGTAGTACATGCCCATGGTCAGACCTCCGGGAGCTGGTCGACGCCGTCCACGGCGTCCTCGTTCCAGCCGTTGATGGTCACGCCCGCCAGGCGGGCATCCTCGGCCGCCCTGTCGGCCGGCGTGAACCGCGGCTCCGCCACGGTCACGTAGCGCGCCGGAGGCGCGCCCGGGGGCTCGTAGCCCACCAGCTCCAGCACCCGCTGGAGCTTGGAGACCAGGGTCTCCTCGTCGTCGTCCGGGGACAGGACCACGGCGGTCTCCGCCAGCTGGTCGGAGACCACGAACTTGACCGGGTTCTTGGAGAGCAGAGTCAGCATCAGTCTTCCTTGTCCACGGAGAACCAGCGCTGCACCGTCACCGGACGCAGCTCCACTTCCACCGCCTTGATCGGGTGGTAGATCCAGGGGTCGGTGTCGTCCTGTATCTCCGTCAGGCCCTCCTCGTAGGAGACCCGGTACGTCTTGCCGTCGTCGGGGGCCCGGAAAACCAGCTCATGCACGGACGCCCAACGCCGGGTGTCTACTTGCTCGCGGTGCAGCTCGTAGGCCATGCCTTCGGCTGCCGGGCCGTTCGGTCCCGGCAGCTCGAACGGGACGCCGATCTCTTCGAGTTCGGCGGCGGTGAAGGTGCGGATCACGATTGCTCCAGTTCGTAGGGCTTGACGTGCACGATCCCCAGGACCCCGGAGGGGTGGGAGATCACCAGCGCGCCGTCGGTGACGGCGGCCGTGGCATCGCCCGGCAGGGCGATCTCGTTCAGGACCCCGGAGCCCGTGGCGTAGGCCACGGCGTACGGCGGGCGGGGCGGAGTCTCCGGCTCCCCGGCTCGGGGCACCATGCGCACGCCCTTCACCTGGTCCTCGAAGGCGCACGAGTCCTTGCACGCGCTCGGCGTGTGGCACCCATTGGGTGCCTTGCACACCGGCGCGCACTCCGGGCAGAAGTGCCCCTCCATGGTGGACTCCGTCGCGTGACACGTCGTGCAGTCACGCCACTGGAAGTGGCCGCCGTGGTACACGGCGCCCCACTCGGTCCAGTCGTGCTCGTGAGCCTTCGGCTCCCCGGCGGTCTCCCCTGCCGCCGGGGGCTCCACGGACCAGGTGTGGCCGCAGTCCGCGCACTTGGCGGTGGAACTGAACTTCTCGTACGCCTCGTGCGAGCACTCCGCCGGGACGAAGGTGTGGCAGCGACAGTTCTCGCGGTCGGTGCCCATGGCCGCGAGGACTTCCCCAACGCAGAAGCCCATTGAGTGCCCCGCGCGGGGATGCCCGCAGCGACACGGGGTGTCCGGGACGAACAGGTGCCTCTGGCCCCAGGCCACATGATCCTGTCTGAGTGCGCCGCACTTGGCGCACCGGTCATCCGGAGATGAGTCGTTTGAGGGCATCTGCCCCTCCAGTCAGATACAGCGAGTTACAGTCCTCGCCCTTCGGCAGCCGTACGGGCACCGCCCGCACGGACTCGATCAGCTTCTTGTTCAGGCTCTTGCCTGCGTCGTCCGCGTCGCCGAAGGCGTACACGCGGGTGAAGTCCTCCAGGCACAGCCGATAGTGCTTCTTCCAGCTCGAAGCACCCGGCACGGCCACGGCCGGGATGCCGGACATGGACAGCGTGATGGCGTCCAGCTCGCCCTCGCACACGGCGACGGCGTCGCCGGTCTTCTTCAGGTCGCCGACGTTGTACAGGTTCGTCTCCAGGCCCTCCAGGCCCAGATACTTCTGGCAGTGGATGGGCTTGCCCGTCTTCCGGTCGACAAAGAGGACTGCGTCCGAGCACTTGTGCTGCTCCAGGCAGCGGAAGCGGAAGTTCACCGGCCCCGCCGGTGTCAGGTACGGGATGGCCAGCCGGCCCCGGTACCTCTCATGTCCGACCAGGGGGGACGTAACGACGCCCAGCTGGAACTGCTGGGCGACCTGCTCCGTGAACCCCCGGCTCTTCAGATACGCCTGGGCGTCGGTATGGACCGCGAGATCGCGCTGGTACTGCGAGGCCGCTTGCGCGAAGGACAGCCTCTGCTCGGTCGTAGGCGGCCTCACGATCGCACCCTTCCATGGCTCTGATCAGGTCGATGGCGGTTCCCTTCGCCTGGCAGGCGAAGCAGAAGAAGACGCCCTCTTCGAGGTTGACGGTCATCGAGGCGTTGCTCTCGCCGTGGACAGGGCAGCAGACGCTGACCTCTCGGTGCCCCTCCGGGGCGTCCACGCCGTAGTGAGTCAGGACGGGGAGAAGCGGGAGGACAGGTCCCGAATCACGGCCTCCGTGATGACGGCGGCCATGCGAAGGTCCATCCGAGCCCAGCATTCGGCCTCGCTCTCGTCGTCGCCGTCGAAGTCGAACGGCAGCAGGACGTTGGGGACGTATGCGTCCCACTGCCACACCGGCTTCCGGGGGCGCTTGACCACCAGAATGCAGTGCGTCGCACCCGCGTTCCCCATCTCGGCCCAGGTCTCCCGCCGCCAGGCGGCCAGCTCCAGCCGCTGCGCGGCCTTCACCTCGATGCAGACGCCGGGGATCCCGGCCACGTCGCCCTTGTCCTCGTTGCCCGACAGGGCCCGGCGCTCCGCCGCCGGCCACCAGTTCTGGAGGTAGCGGACCACGGCGGTCTCCGCCGCCGTCCCCTTGTCCTTGGACTTGCTCACAGGCCCCGCTCCTCTTCCTCGCGGTCGATCTTCGAGTCGGTGACCAGCAGGGGCGTGTCGTCTTCGGGCTCCTTCTGAGCGGCCTTGCTCAGATACGTGTTGCTCTCCAGCGTCGCCTGGAGCACGGGCCCGTAGAGCCGCTCCAGAAACAGGGCCGTCTGGGTCTTCGGACGCTGCGCGCTGATCTCGCGGACGCGCTCGCGCTGCTCGTCCATGACGCGCAGGATGTCCTGCTGCATCTCGCCATAGGCGGCCTGGGCCGCCTCCCAGCGCTCCAGGCGGGAGCGCGGAACCAGGTAGTCCCCGCGTCCCGTCGTGTAGCCCGGACCCTGGTAGTAGTCGTCGTCAAGGCTGACGGGGACCAGCTCTTCGCTGCTCACGCCGCCTCCCGCCACTGCGCCAAGCCTGCCTGTGCGAGCAGGCTCCGATATGCCTCGTACGCCTGCGTCGGCACGACGCCGTTGCCGATCTTGTGGAGCTGGTCCTTGCGACTCAGGCCCGGAACGGCCGTGATCCAGCCATCCGGCAGCCACATCAGCCACTCCGCGAAGCGGACGGCCAGGCGCCGGCCGCTCTTCGGGCCGATCTCCGTGGGGATGGGGGCCTGGCGGCCCGACAGGGCCTCCTGCCGCCGTATGGCGGGCTCGAACTCGGCCCAGTCCTGGAGGAGATCGGTGGGCTCGGGGAGGATGGTCACCGCAGTGCGGAGGTTCATCCCTCCCGTTCTCTTCGGGCTCGTCCCTGCACCGCCGGTGCCGTCGCTGGCGGTCGGGGTCGGGAACAGTCGCACCACTTCGTTAAGCGGCCGACTGTTCTTCCCGTGCAGGTTCGACGCCCCGGACTTCCAGTCCCGTGCCGTAGGCGTCGGCAGGAGACGCGACACCGAACCATCGGTCTCGCTGGTGGGCGGCGCCCACGTCGGAAGCTCGTATGCATGTCCACCGCAGGTCATACCCGATCGCGGCCAGGTCTTCGGCGACGACGTCAAGGCCCCGCGACCTGATCGCGGAGACGTTCTCCAGGAAGACGAGTCGCGGTCCCAGGACGCGAACAGCTTCCGCGACGTTCTTCCAGATTCCGGAGCGTTTGCCACCGATTCCCTCCCGTGGTCCTGCGTTGCTGATGTCCGTGCAAGGGAAGCCGGACGCGATCATGTCCACTTGGCCGGTGAGCCGGCCCCAGTCGTAGGCCGTGATATCCCCGAGGTTCGGTACCTCGGGGTAGCGGTGCGCCAGAACGAGAGAGGCCGCCGGGTCGCTTTCCGCGACGTAGGCGACCTCTGCTCCCGTCAGGGCCGTGACGGCCAGCTCCAGGCCGCCGCAGCCGGCGCACAGCGCCAATAGGCGCGGCGGTCTCACGCGTCCTGCTTGTCGTGTCTGACGACCGGGATCCCCGCTTGCTCCGCGAGCCAGATCGTGTGGTGCGTGCCGCTGCCCGACGGCAGTGGGAACGCCAGGACCAGGTCCGCCCCGTCCGCCACCATGTGGCGGTTCCGCATGGGGCCTGCGGCCTTGCCGTACGCCTCCCAGGAGGCGGGGTAGCGCTGCTCCGTGCAGCCCAGGAAGGCTCCGCCGACGCGGACCCACTCGTGGGCGTAGAAGTCTGCTCCGGTGGAGCAGTCCCCGTGGACCAGCGTGAAGGGCCCGTGCTCGCGGTACGCCGCGTTGAGCGCGTCGTACACCGCCTGGGGCTCGGGCCAAGCCCGAGAGCCTGTGACGATGATCTTCATGGCGTGACCTCTTCCACGAAGACGATGCTCTGGGCGGCCAGCACGAAGCCGCTGTCGGCCGGATCGGGGAAGGTGATCGTGGCGTCCTCTTCGCGCGTCTTGCACAGACGCGCCGCGAACTGAGCCAGAGTCACCTGGTCCGTGATGTTCACGACCTTGGACATGGCCGTCGACCCGACGGCGAAGTGGATACGGATCCTCACGGCTCCATCCCCTCCGCCACGCGGATCAGGGCGGCGTACTCGTCCGCCCTGCCCTGGAGGGACTTGACCTGCTTCCCCAGGGACGAGGCCGTAGGCCCCGTGGAGGGCGCGCTGCGCCACCTGTCGCGCAGCTTCTCGGCCTTCAGGGCCAGGCTCGCCTGCGCGAAGCGCAGCTCGGCGAGGGTCAGGGGGGTCATCGCTCCTCACCCCACGGGGTGTCCACATAGAGCTGGGAGTCCTGAAGGGCCACGTTGTGGCCCTTGGCCCAGCGCTCGTAGTCCTCGGTCCGGCCCTCGCACATGACATGGCCCTCGCTCTTGGCCCTGTCGATGAACTCCTGCAACTCCTCCAGGCTGACGTGCCTGGATCGACCCGGCCCCGCCGGGGCCTTCAGCATCACGCGTCGCCACGCCTGCTGGACGGTCAAGGAAGACCGCTCTTCGCTCACTTCCACCACTGCTCTTCCTCGCCCGCTCGGGCGTGCTCGTAGCCCGCGTAGGCGGGCTGGGGGATGTAGTCCGTGATCAGGGATGTCTCCGGGTTCACGGACATCCGGAACGGGCTCTTGGCGTCCGGGTCGGACTTGCCCTTACGGACCTTGACGCCGGCGGCCCACATGCCGCCGTCGTTGTCCATGCCGACGTTGACCATCACGGCCGGCAGGCCGGAGATCTTGCCCAGGACATCGGCCCGGGACGGGACCGGGTAGCCCTTGGCCCCGTCGGTGCAGTGATGCACCAGGATCACTGCCGCCTCGGTCTCCCTGGCAATGGCCAGGGACTGCATCATGACCTCGCGCAGCGCACCCCACTCGTCCAGTCCGTCCAGGACGACGTTCTTCAGGATGTCGATCAGGACGACCCGCGGCCACAGGCCGTTGACCTCGTGATACGCGTACAGCTCCAGCCAGACATCGTCCAGGTGCAGAGGCACCTGGAAGTTCCACTGGATGTGATCGAAGCGCTGGAGCGCCTGCGCCGCCTCCTGCGGCGCATTGGAGATCCACTCCTCCATCTGCTCCGACGGCTTGCCCGTCGACATGGCCAGCAGCCGGCTGGCCACCGTGAGGTCGTCGGAGTCGTTGGAGAACCCCAGGGTCGGCAGACCCATGTTCACGATGGCGTTCAGCGCCAGCATGGTCTTGAACGAGCCGGGCTTCCCGGCGATCATGTGCACGTTCTTGGGGTAGAAGCGGATCCTCCGCTCGTCCCATGACGCGAAGGGCGCCGGAAGGGGGTCAACCCCCACGGCGCCCTTGGTCACGGCTCGGCTGAGCCTCTTCACTCGCGGTCCGACTCGGGGTCGATCAGGTCGGCGGCCCCATCGCCGCCATCGCACCAGCCGTTCACGTAGGCGATGGGGCGATCGTGCAGCGCCTCGGGCGCAACGGCATCCCGGATCTCCTCCGCCGCCTCCTTGCGGATGCGGTTGTAGAAGGTCATCGCCTCCAGCTCAGCGCGACGCACGTGCTCGCGCTCAGGCTTGTACAGATCGCGCTGGCAGTACGCGATCAGGTCCTTCAGGACGGCGCTCACGCGTCCACCTCCCCGAACTCGGGCTTGTTGAGCCCGAGCAAGACCGTGGACCAGCGGTTCTCGCCTTCGGTGCGGTACACCAGCAGGGCCGGATGGGCCCAGTCGATACGCCGCAGGCGCGGCACGATCTCGTCCGGCTCCGCCTTGAGGGCGAAGCCGTCGCACGTGATCCGGTTGCCCTCGTCGGTGTTGGCGTCCTGCTCCCGGGCGTCCGGGAACAGGACGTACTCCGTCTCCGCCATCAGGCCGCGACGACGACGAAGCCGGCGG